TCCACGCGCTCGCCTCGTATGCCTTGTCGTAGAGCGGCTGAGCGGTCGCTTGACGAGCCGTCATCAGGTCGTCGATCGTGCCTGCGTAGTTCGTGCTCGGGCTGATCGCGCGGGCAACGTCGGCGCCCACACGCTCGGACGCCCCGCCCTTCCGGGCCTCCACGAGATCCATGGCGGCCTGGCGCGACTTGCCTGACAGGTTTGCCGCCGTGGTCGCCAGCGCCTTGACGCTTTCGCCGCCGAGATCGACCAGCGCCTCGGGCTTCGACCCGGCGGCCTGCCATTCCCTCAGCTTCACCAGCGCGCCTTCCGGCGTCCCGCCTTCGCGCTCGAAAGCCCGGAGAAGTTGGTTTAGGGCGCCCTTGTCGGCATTGCGGAGGCCCATCTTGTCCAGCACCGGCCCAGCGGCCTTGCTGACACCCGCGAGAACCGGCGGGATAAGAGCGCCCGTGCCGCCGCCGATAGCCGCATTCGTCGCGGCGTTCTCGGCGCGGTTGGTGAAGTTGCCCTCTCCAGTGCCGAAGCCATAGGCAGCGCCGCCAGCAGCGCCGGAGCCGGCCCCAAGGGCCATCTTGCCGAGCATCGAGGTGGGCGCCGGGATCGCAGCCGCCGCCTTCGCGGGCAGCATCAATGGAGCGGCGAGAGATCCGCCGACGATACCCGCGACATCGCCCACGCCGGCAATGACCGGCGCACGCTTCTCAAAGTCGCGGTCGATCCCGCGCTCGGTGGCAAGGTTGGCGTCGTAGCGCTGCCCCATGGTCGGCGCCTTTGAGCCGCGACCAAAGATCGGATGGGTCAGTGCATCGAGACCAGCGGCGATTTCATCCGCGAAGCCGAACGACGCGCCGCCGGCAAGGCGTCGGCCTATGTTGTCAACGAAGCCCATCGGGCCGTTGCGGAAGTCCTGTTCCGGCGACGCTTGCAGCGACAAGCGCAGGCGCAGGTCTTCGTCTGACATGGTGCCGGTCATTGCGACCCCAGCGCCCTACGAGCAGCGGCGCGCCAAGCATCCGCCTCGGCGGGGGAGAGCTTCGTCGGGTCCACTTTGGCAAGGTCGCCCTTTGACATGGTGCCGAATCCGCCGCCCGACTGAGACGGCGGGCGCAGACTTTCTGGGATCGGAATCGGGCTCCACGCATCAGGGGCGGGTTGAGGGGGGGCAATCCAGCCCAGCGACCGCTGCAGATCCTCCGGGACGACGTTCCCGAACGCGCCGCCTTGGTTTTCGATGACGGACTGGAACGGCATGACGCGTGACTTGAGGGTCTTCGCGCTGACTTCGTAAATCTGGTCGGAGAGTTCGCCCATCTTCTGGCGCAGCGCGGGCGGCAAGATATCGCCTTCGCGCTTGTTCTGTGCCCAAACGGCGATGCGATCCGCGAGCCCCTGCGCGGCAAGAGTAAGTTGCACATCCGCCTCGCGAACGACCGCGCCCGGATCAAGCAGCTTGTTGAAGGCGACGATGGCCGCAATGTCGCCCGTGCCATCGCCCTTGCTCAACGAGGTCTTGATGATATCGCGCTGGGTGACGAGATCGGACGCCTGATTGATCGGAGCCTTCAGCTCCTCGCGCCACTTCCGCTCGCCATCAGACGCCGGCTTCGGCATCGATGCAATGGCGCCCGGAGGCGCGCCCGGAAGGGCGGGCGGCCGAGAAGCGGGCGGGGGCGCAGATGCCGCCGGAGGAGATGTCCCGGCGCGCGGGCCGACAGACGACATGCCGTGACCGGGCATGAGGTCGAGCGGGGAGCCGGACATGCGCACTTGACCTTCGCCGAGCGTGTAGTTCTGCGCGTTGTTGATCGCAACTGTGGCGGGAGCGCGCCCCCACGCCTCCGCTCCCGATTTCTTCTGAATGTATGCGAGATCGGCGGGGCCGCCAGGCGCGGGCGCCATGCCGTTGGCCGTAAACTGAAACCCGCCTTCGGTGTTGAGTTTCTTAATCTGCGCGTCATAGAGCGGCTGAAGATGCGGGGGGGCCTTCGCTCGCTCCTCTAGAAGCTGCCCAAGCGCCTGTTGCGGACGCTGGGCATTGGCAACGGGGACCGGCTTCATTGGATCGCTGACATTGTAGAGTATGCCGTTGATTTCCTGGAGATGGTCCTTCGGCTTATTGCCCTCCATTGCCTTGCCATACATCGTCGCGGCGGCACCCGGATCGATGCCCGCGAGGGCGGCCATCACCTGACGGTGCTCGGGATTGATGCCGCTTGCCGGATTGTCAGTGCGAGGACCGTTACCGCCGCCGGCCAGCAGAACGCCAAAGCGATCCCGCGCCAGCTTCTGTTTCTGCTGGTCTTCGAGCTTCTGGCCCATCATGCGCTGCATCAGCGCGCCCTGCATCCCCTGCATCATGCCCGGCCCCATGGCCCCGAAGCCCGATGCGAGAGCCTGCCCCCTGGACTGGCCCGGCTGCGCCATGGCAGCGCCCGCCTGCGAAAGCGCGCTCATGGCAGCCATGAATCGATCCGAGGGCGACAGCAGGCCGAGCATTCCCTTTGACGGGTCCGCCTGCCAGCCCGCATCGGAAAACATATCAAGGAGTCCCATATGCGCGCCCCTACCTACCAAACAGCATTTTCATGAGCATGGCCGCGCTCGCGCCACCGGACAGGGCCGAGCCCCAGCCGCCCATGCCGCCGCGCTGCGTGACGCTGCTGTTGGTCATGCCCGGCACGCCGTTGACGGCGTTCAGGTACCAATTCACGTTATTGCGGTCCTTGTTCTGCTCGTAGTCCCAGCGCGCGATGTCGGCGTCGATGCCCTGCTGCTGCGCTTCAAGCGCAGAGTTGAAGTCGTTGTAATCCATCTGCTGCTGCGCCTGCATGTAGGCCGGCTGCATCTGGAGCGCCTGGAGCTGCTGGCCCCGGTTCTGCAGGTAGGCGTTGCTGGCGCTGTTGAGCGACTGAAGCTGACGATCCGCCCCCTGATTGTAGGTCGAGGAAAGAAGCTGGTTCGCGGAGAGCTTGTTCGCCGCGTCCTGTCCTTCCGCCCCGGTGATGTACTGGTTCGCCTGCAGGCGGCGCGTGGCGTCGCCCGACATGTCGCCGCTGATCTGCCCCGTCGCCTGCAACCGAAGCTGCGCGTCCCGGTTCGCCTGATCGGCGGAGGACGCCGCCGTATTCGCCCGGAGCCCGAGGCCCTGGAGATACTGCGAGCCGAGAGAGTTCGCGGCGGAAAGCTGGTTCTGGCGCTCCTGGGCGTAGTTGCCGCCGTAGATGTCCGTTGCCAGCCCGCTGAGGGTCTTGCCGAGGTTTTCCTGCGCCTGATCCCGCGCATTCATCGCCGCACCGGAGCGGAGAGCGCCGGACGAGCGGGAGAACGCGCTGTCGATCGCGGGCGCCGTGCCGGTCTGATAGGCACGGGTCACGTTGTCGGCGGCCTTGGAGAACGCGGAGTCCAGATATGGATTGGCGTTGAGGTACCCGCCGCCGGCCGTGTCCATCAGCGGGATCATGGAGGGGTTGAGGCCCTGCGCCTGCCCGGTGATGAGGTCGCGGATGTCCGAGCGGATCTGCGAGTTAGATCCAGCCCCCGACTGCGTGATGTCGCCGATGGCGTTCTGCGTGTAGCCGGCAACGTTGCCGCCATTGAAGGCGAGATCGCCGACGCGGTTCTGCGCGGCAAGCCCAAGCCCGGAGCCGTTCATGGACATGTCGGCGAGGCGCGAGGTCGCGGGGTCGTTGGCGTAGCCGTTGGTCGCGCCGAGATTGCGCATCTGCTGGACCGTATCCCAATCGCCGAGGTTCCCCTGGGCGAAGCGGTTGAGCGCGTAGTTGCCGTCCGCCATCTGGCCCGCGCGGTTGGCCTGGGAGGTCAGGCCGTAGTTGCTGATCCGGTTCAGGACATCGGTCGGGACGGTCGAGCCCTGGTAATACTGGGGGGCCCCCGCGCGGTACTGCGCCTGCGCGCCGCCCATGGCTTCGCCGAGGTACGGCTTGATGAAATCGGACGGTTCCGACTTCTGCGTAGAGGTCGAGCTGCTGCCCATTACCCCAACTCCTTCGTCATCATCACTTCGCGCACGGCCCAGCCCGGCAGACGCTTCCGCCAGCCGAGACGCCCGCTCATTTCGATTTCCGAACAGCCTTCCGCCTTCGCCCATGCCTCGATGTTTTCGAGGCGGCCCGCGATCCACGCAGGCGCGTCCACGGCGGCGAACAGCCACACGCGACACACCTTCCGGCGGGGATAGAGAGCGATTTCCGTCACCGCGACGGCAGCCAGGCCATCGTCGTCAGTGCCGATCCACAGTTGCGCGTAGGGCGGCTCCGTCTGCCGGCAGCGCTTCCTTACGTCCTCTGTCGTGTGCGTCGCCCTGCCCCTTGCGAGGGCGGCGGCGATGTACGGCTCGACTTGATCCCAAATGCTGTCTACGTCCGACGAGCGGACGGGGATGGCCTGTCTCAGCCGAGGGCGCCCGCGTTCATGCCCATGTTGCCGGCGCCGCCGGACCAGCCGCCGAAGTCGAGCAAGCCGCCACCGCCGCCCATGCCGCCGGCCCGGCCCATCATCATCTCTTCCGGGGTCAAGCCGGAGCGCTGCGTCGGATTCATGGCGCCCCCGAATCCGAGGAGGCCGCCCGCGTGGCCCATCAGGCTTTTGCCGGTCAGGCCCTGGAGGCCGAGGCCGAGGATGCCCGAGGGCGACATCGGCGCCGCCGCGAGGCCCAGCCCTTGCATGACTGCGCCCGCCCACGGGCCGAACGAGCCGTAGGAGACGCCGTTGCTGCGGCTCGGGTCTTCCCTTGAGACCCCGAACCTGCCAGGATTCATCGCGAAATCACCGCCCATTGGAGGCCCTCATGGATTGGCTGATCGGACTGATCGTTGAACTGCTGCGCGGCGTCGGCGAGCTGCTTTAGCCGACGATTGCGTACCCGAACGTCCTGTCCGTCTGACCGTTGTTCGCGTGGGTCAGCGTGAAGGCGTTCTGCGTGAGAGATGAGACGTAGGTCGTACCGACCGCCGCCGCCGCGTTGGAAGTGGTCGGCATCAGGACAACCACGCTGTCCCGGCCCACCCGATAATCAGTGACCGCCGTCGTCGTCGCCGAAGCCGTCAGCGTGACCTCGCCGACCGCATTCGAGCGCCCGTCCATCATGCGGTTGACCACATCGACAAGCCGCTGGACCGTCTGGCGGAGGTCGTTGAGAAACGGGACTTTGGCGAGGGACACTAGTAGTCGCCCACGGCACCGGCCGCCGCGCCGCCCGCCATCGGGCCGAGCAAGCCATACTTGCGCAGGATGTTGATGATGCTGTCGTCGAAGACGACGTAGTTGCGCGAGCCCTCACCGGCAGAGCGCGAGCCTTGGTCGAGGTACTTGATGCCGGGGATGCCGGCTTCGCGGAGCATTCGAGAAGAGGCGCCACGGAAGCGGTTCCAGCCCGAGGAAAGCAGGCCGCCAAGCATCGGTGCGAGTTCGCTATCGAGAAGGCCCATCAGTAAGCCCCGCTCGCCGTGAACGTCGGATCGACGCCCTGCGCGTGGCCGAAGCCGCCGACGATATCGACCTGGAACCGATGGAACCGGCTGTCTGAAAGCATCGGGCACTCGCCAACCGCATTCGATGTCGAGGAAGTCCCCGTCGCCGTCGCGTCCTGCTGGCGTGCGCGGGTGATCGGCGTCACCGATACCGACGTACCCACCGAAGACACCAGCGGCGTGACCGATGTCACCAGCGACCGTTGCCCCGCCGAAAGCTGGCTCTCGCCCGTGGTCAAGGTCGCCTGCAAAGCCGAGCCGGTGAAGAAGCCCATGCGGTGCGACGTATCGAAGCCGATCAGGCTGCGGATGCCGCCCTGCCATACCGTGCTGTCGAGCGAATAGGGCAGCGTATCGAGCGTGTAGCCGAGCGAGTCCAGGCTATCGAGCGTGTACCCCAGCGACATGCCCGAAAGCAGCCATTCGAGCGTCGTCTCGATGTACGACCAGCACCCGATGTCCCAGTGGTAGACGACGATCTTCGTCGGATTGCCGCCCGAGTTCCCGCTGCCGGGATATGCCCACATCACAACCTTGTTCGTCGGATCGATCGCCGCACAGATGCGCGGCACATGGACCGGATCGAGGTCCGCGAGGAACCACCGGTCCACCTTCTTGGCCCCGATGGGGATCGACCGGAGCCCGTCGAACATCCAGAAGCCATCGGCGTTCAGGTAGAAGACCAGCGAGCCGTCGCCGATGATGCTGCCGGGATACCGCGAGCCACGGTTTTCCTCGGCCGGCTGGAAGTCGAAGAACAGCGGCGCCCCGACATACGAGCCGCGATAGATTTTCGTCTCGCAAACGACGGTGCCGCCCGTCTCCGAGCCCACGATGCCGTTGATCGCCCCGCCTTCCGGAAGCTCCCGGAGGTCCGACTGCACCGCAATGGCGGCGTCGGAGCCAACGGTCGGGTAGCTGTCCGGCGCGTCGATGGCGGACCACCGCAAATTGTTCGGGTAGTCCGTCGAGCTGATGACGAGGTTCGCCAGCATCAAAAAGTTGTTGAACACCGCCAGGTGCCGGGCCTTCGGTGCCGCCGCCGCAAGATCCGCGAAATTCGCAGCCGCCCCGATGGTCTTCGCCTGCACCGCGTTGGCGATGTTGGCGGCGAAAACGCTGTCCCCGTATCGAGCGAAGGACCAGCGCTCGTCCTCGGCGCAGTTGTAGGTCGTTCCCGAGCGATCGGTGAAGGACGTTGCCCCCGCGCCGATCTCGTAGAGCTTGGTTCCCGTGCCGGCGTAGACATAAGTCCCACCGCCGGTCGCCTTGACCGCCATCGCGCCCCGCACCCGATCGGCGAGGGCCGAAATGGTGTTCGAGAACGAGAGGAACTGCCGGTAGGTCGCCGCGCCGGTCTTCGGGTTGAAGCCCGAGACGAGCACGTTCTTGGCGATGGTGGTTCCGTTGCCGAGGTCTGCCTGATCGGGGAGCCACTCCCCGAAAGACATCACGGGTTAAGCGTGTCCGTGCGGATCAGCAGCGCCCCGCCAGAGAAGCGGTCGCGGTCGTCCTGCTGCTCGATGTCCTTGAAGGCGTCCTCGCGTTGCGCCGCCCAGAACGACATGCGGGCGTCGTCGCGGACATACTTCGCGAGTTCGTACATCGAAGACGCGAGGTAGAGGTCAGGCGAGGAGGTCAACAGCGCGTTGGCTGTGTTGGTCGCTGTCAGCCCCGCGAACGAGGCGTAGTAGATACCGGCGATCGAATAGGCCGCGTCCGGCGTCGGGAAGAAGCGGATGTTGTCCGCCTCCGTCGCGAAGAAGTGCGGCTCGCCCGTGCCCGACGACGGGCGCATGGTGATGCCCTGCTCCAGCGACACCGGCTGCAGCTTCACCTTCGGGTCGGCGTTGATGTAGATCGACTTCATCTGCACGTAGCGCGTCGGCAGCGCGACGGTCGCGGTTCCGGCCACGGTCGTCAGCGACAGCGCGGTTTCCATCGCCCGAATGCGCAGGCGGCGATTGATCTTCGCCTCGCCGAGCGTGATGAAATCCGGGTAAAGCGCCGTGAGGTCGGATCGCGAGGCCCATGATGTCATTGCCGTCTGAAGGCTGGCGAAGTCGCTGATAGCCATGCGGCCTCCGTCTCAGGGACGCGGCGTCTCACGACGCTGCGGGCGGGGTATTAAAGCGTTTCGTACTCGACGACGTTCTGCGGCGCCGGGGCCATCGCCTCGCGCTTCTGCCGCTCGACCTCCGCCGCCTCGCGCTCGTATTCGTCGCGCCCGAGGGCGGCGAGCTGGTGCGTAAAGTCGAACGTGCCGACGTGGCGGTTGGCCTGGCTCAGGTCGTGATCGACATAAATCTCGACGCCGGCCTCAATGCACTTGTGGCAGAACCACACGTCCTCGCCCTGGTACTCGTCCATCTGCGTCAGGTAGGGGATCGCGAACCACGGTTTCGAGATCCGCTTGAACACGTCCATCTTGACCAGCGCCGTGTGCAGGCCGACGTGATCGTAGACCCGCTCCAGCCCGTAGCTGTCCGGCATGGTCCAGACGATCTTGCCCGGCGCGTTCCGCGTCGTCGGCGTGCAGGGGAACGACCTGCGGACAGCGTTGCAGGCGACGAAATCGAGGTCATGCGCGAGAAGCTGGTCGAGCGTGTGGGTCGGAAACCGCGCGTCGGAGTCGAGGAACAGGATATGCGTGGCGTCCCGCTTGAACGCCTCCTGCACCAGTTGCATCCGGCCCTTCGGCAGGATGCTGATCTGCGCGTTGACGACCGCGACCTGATGCTCTTTCGGGTGTGTCTTGGTGAAGACGCCGACAAGTCCCGCGAGATCGAGGCCGAAGCCCGACTTCCACACGTCGGACGACGGAACGCCGATGACGACTTTTGCCATTAAACCCTTCCGGGGGCGGTTCGGAGGTAGAGGTATTGAGGGTCGTTCAGCTTGCGCCGGATTGCGGCGGTGCAATTCGGATCGAAGATGTTGACGCCTTCCTTCATCCAGTCCTCGACGACGGAAAGAGGAATGGAGGCGACGCGCCTGATGTCGCGCGACGGCGTGTACCCGTCGTTGAGGGAGTGGAGCGCCTTGTTGTGTTCAAGGATCGGCTCGACATCCTGGACGCGCCGGATGGTTACGGCGTCGTCCAGGGCGTCGGCGTGGAACTCCGTCCGGAGCCCGTTGATGTCGATATCGACGGACAAGAGGGACATCAGCCGATCTCGACCGCCGAGATGTTGATCGAGGTCGTCGCGTCCGTGATGGCGGCGATGTACGCCTGGCCGATGGTCTTGAAGATGTACGGCTGGCCGGACGCGATCAGGCACCCGGTCGAGGTCGAGGACGCGACGGCGGACGTGGGACCGAAACGGATATTCACCGCCCCGGCCGCCGTGATGAGCACGCAATGCGCCGGATTCCCCGCCGCATCCGTGGGCAACGACGCGGTGCATTGCGTGTTACCCACGGCGATGCGAACGGAGTTCCCGATCACCGCAAGGGCGCTATCGGGATAGCGGCTCATGCGGCCACCAGTTCGATGACGGCCTGACCGACGAGCCCGGTAGCCGAGCCGGCGGTCATGATGACGTTCACATACTGGTTGGCAGTGAGCTTCTTGTAGCCCTTGCCGTTGGCCGTGTTGAAGTTGTTGAACACGCCGGCCTGCGACAGGTCGTAGAGCGACCAAATGCCGGTGCCGGACGAGGTTGCGAGCGAGCCCACGTCCACGTTGACCGTGCACGAGGCCGTCGAGCCCGTCTGGATGTCCAGCGTCACCGACTTGACGTAGTAGGCGTCCGCTTCGGTGTTCTGGTACTGCGCGATGGCCGCGCCGACGCCAGCCGTCGCCACAAGCGGGACGATGACGAGCTTCGGCATGCGCCACGTCGGGGTCGTCGCGGAAGCGGAGGTGGAAGGAACGCCGCCGAGGCGGGCGATCTCCTTGCCGTCCACTTCATTCTTGAAGGCAACGGAACCGTCCGCCTTCTGAACGAAATTAACTGCCATTCCTGGCCTCCTGAAAAGAAAAGGGCCGCCCCGAAGGACGGCCCTGGTTCAGCCCTGAACGGCCGGTTACGACGTGGTGATGTCCGCGATTACCCCGGAAGCCGCCTCGTTGCGCGACTCCAGGCCGTACTCGACGACCATGAACTTCTTCTCGCTGTCGCCGGTCTTGGCGATGTCCGAAGTCTGGATCGGGCGCAGATAGCTGACCGACCAGTATTCGAGGTCGAGGACGTGCGCGGTGCGCTCACGCTGGAAGCGGTTCGGGACGACCTTCAGCTCGCCGTAGTCCGACGCGTAAACGTCGATCGAGGCGATCAGCTTCTTGTCCTCGCTCTTGTCGAAGCGGGTCGCGTTGCCGGTGAAGGAAGAAACCACCTGCTTGTTGTACGGCCCCACCATGAGCATGGTGGGATCGCCGCCGGCCGAGAACACGCTCTTGAGCACGTTCTTGAGCAGCGACTCGGTGAACGCCCGGGTGGTGCCGTCCGTCGCGGTCGCGGTGATGCCCGTGGCCGTGGCGTAGGAAGTGCCGCCCGAGGTGTTCGACGCGTACCAGTTCTCCAGCGCGCGGGTCTTGCGGCCCACCGACGCGGAGCCTGCATTGCCGGCCTGGTTGCCGACGAGCGTCTGCTCCATGTCGCGCTTGAGCTCCTTGCCGCGCTTGGCAAGCTGGTAGGCGAGTTCCGACTTGCGGCCCGCCTTCAGGACGGCGTCCATCGTGCCAGAGACCACGATGGCCTTGGTCGAGATCTGCATGTAGTTCTGAACGCGGGTCGTCGCCGTCGCGGTCAGGGCGTTGATGTCGTCGCCTTCGACCTGCGCGTTGGTCGTCGCAGCGGCGAGGGCGTCGGTCTGCCATTCATGCAGGGTGTTGCTCGCCTTGCCCTTGCCGATCGAGGTGAGGAACGGCGTTTCGGTGGGCGAGATGTTGTAGATAACATCGGTCAGATCCTCGCGGATACCGATGCCCGCATAAGTCTGGTAGGTGGCATTGGGAATAGCCATTGCTGGGTCGCCTTACTTCAGGCCGGCGAGGAAATACGCCGCAGCGTCCTCGACACGACCGGATTTCCGCAGCTTCTGTTCGAGCGCCGTGCGCTTCTGGACACTGAGGGAGTCGGCATCGGTGGCGGCGCCGGGCCTCTGCACTTTCGGCAGGGCGACGACGCGCTTCTCGATCTGGGGCTTGCTGGCCTGGAGCTTGTCGTACTGCGCGGCCTTCCAGGCGATTGTCACCGCCCGATGGTCCGACAGCATGTCAACGTCCTGCGCCTGATAGCCGTTGGAGAGCAGATAGCTGCGAAGCTCGGCCCGCGCCTTCGGTCCCTTCTCGGGATCGGCGAAGACGGGGAGCTTCTTGGTAAGCTGCTCGCTTTCGGTTTTCAGGGTCTCAAGGAACTGGGTCCGCTGCTTTTCAGCCTCGGCCTGCGCGATCGTCGCCTGCTCTCGCATGACGGCGGCGCGCTTGTCCTTCATGTCGCGGAAGTATTCCTTCCACTTCACGAACTCCACAGAGTTCTCCTGGAGCCTGTTCCAGTCGACCTTTTCCTCAGTGACAACGATGGCGTCCAACTCTGCCTTGAGCGTGCTCAGGAAGTGGTTGGCCGCCTGAAGCGTCTGAGACTTCTGGGCCTCGAAAGCCTTGATCTCATCGGCGTGCTTCATCGTCTTGCGGGTGTAGTCCGCTTCGCGCGAATAGCCTTTGCGCAGCTCGTCGAGCGTTACCTTCGCTGTCTCGCCACCCGGAAGGGTGACTTCGATCAGGTCGGGCTGCTCTTGAGCCGGCTGGGCCTCGGCGTCGGCGTCTTCCGCAGACGTGTCGTCCTGTGTTGCCTCGGCTTCGCTCTCGGCCGGCTGCGTGGCGGCTTCGGGCTCTGCTTCGACTGCGGGTCGCCTTCTCTCGGGCTCGGGTGTGCCGGCCTCGGCCGGTCCCGTGAGGAGCCCTTCGATCTGCAACGCCGCCTGATTAAGCGTGATACCTGCAGTTTCCGGCGCTGCCGGGGTCGCTGCTTCTGACATGAAAACGTCCTTCTAAGGGATGGGGCGTCTCACGACGCTCCGGGGTCCGCCGCCTTACAGGCCGGCGGATTCAATCGCGCGTTTCAGCGTCTCCGCGTTCACGCGCATGTCCTTGTTCTCGCCATCCCGGCAGACCATCCGGCCGTACCAGTGGCCGCACCACTTGGCGATGTGCCAATACATCGGGTGCTGGTAGCTCTCGGGCACGAACTCGATGATCTTCGTGCCGGTCCCGGCGAAAAGCATGTTCGCGCAGCCCGCCCCGTGGGGCATGACCACGCATTCCGCCTCGGCAAAGAGCGCCTTCTGCTCGGCGACGCTCATTCCCGTCAGCATGACGCTCTCAAATCCGAATGACTTGAGCACGTCGAGGATTTCGTTCTCGTTCGCGACCCGCCGCTCAAGGGCGTCGGCGCGGGAGATGTAGATGCGCCGCTTGCCGGGGCGGTCAGGGGCGCCGAAACGCTTCCTCAGCCACTGGATCTGCGCCTGCGACATGCCGACGTTGCTGTAGAAGCCCGGCACGTAGAGTTCGTCGAAGTAAACGTGGTTGTGCGGCAGGGTCTTGACCTGCCCCGGCACGAACCACTCGGCGATTTCCTTCTGCCACGGCTTGTTGAGATCCCAAACGACCGTCAGTTTCGCCAGGTCGGGGTGCTTTTCGAGGTACCAGAAGCGCGAGCACGTCTCCAAGAGCGTGTGCGCGTAGTTCTCCGCCCAGAAATGCCCGATCAGCACGCAGGGCGACTTGACCCTTGCGTCAATGGGCGCGTCGTCCATCAGGTTGATGGTCGCGCGGCGCCCCTCGGGAAGCTCGAACGCGACCGTCTCGCCGATATGCGGGCCGATCCATGCCCCGTCGTGGTAGCTGTCGCGGTCGCAGATGCCCTCGGCGAGCACCAGATGCCAGCGGTCACGCCCAAGCGATCGGCGAAGCACCGAAACCCGCTCATGCTTGACCAGCATCGCCGGGCGATGGCTGAACCTGTCGCCGTCCGGCTGCCAGCCGAAGGCGTCGTATCCGTCAACGGCGGGCGGAGGCAGGTCTCCGTCGAGGAAGTCGGGCGGAACGATGGGGCTTTCGGCCCCCGCTCCCGCATACCCGACGACCTTTCCCCACAGATAGCCTTCGCGCCACGAGAAGCCGCGTAAATCCATGTGATCCTCTAAGGGCGGTTAGAAGATGCCGAACTTCTTCCGGCGCTCGATCTCTACGAGTTTGTCGTCGGCCAGCTTGCCGGCGTCCCAGACCTGCTCAAGGTGGCCCCGGAACTTCTCGACCAGCTTGACCATGACCCAAAGGCGCTCACGCCCCTCGGCATCGCGGGCGGGCGACGCTTCCCATGCGCGGACGTACTCGTCCTTGAGCGTCGTCAGCGCCTCTTGAACGAGATCGTTGTCCAGAAGCTCCTTGGCCCGAACACCGCGTGCGCGGTCGTGCTCGATGTTGTCGCTCATACCGGAACAGCCATAGGCGCAGGCGCGAACGCGCCCTGCGACTTCCCCAGCGGGGCTGGTCGCAGTACGTCAGACATCGGGGGCTCCAATGCAAAAAGCCCGCGAGCGGGATTGCTGCGGGCCTGGGAACGACGAAACGAAATCGGTCAGTGGAGAAGAAGCAACAGCGCCTCTTCGTCATCGCGCTCCATCGCCTGACGGCGCGCGTGCATCTCAATGGCCGCGAGTTGCGCGGCGATTTGTTCCGCGATGCGCCGATCTAGTTCGGCGCCCTTGTAGGTTTTCAGAATGCGCGAGAATTTCGCACTAAGATCAACGCCCGCGTATTCGACTTCCGGCGCGGCAAGTCTCGCCGCAGCCGCCAGAGCGTCTTCGCCGCTCTTGAACTTACGGACCCTGCCCTTGCGAGTCTTGACCTTCCAGTACGCATCGGGGCCGTAGGTCTTGGCCCAATTTTTATTCCATGACGTTGCCGACCGACCCCGATAGCTTGCAGCCGGGCGCGGCAGATTTACTAGAATCGCCGCCAGCATTTACTGGTCTTCGCGCGTGTTCAGCGAACCCGTGACATAGGCGGGCGTGCCTGTGATTGCGCG